AAATCATTTATGGAATATGATGTTGTTTTAAAAAATGGTAACCCAGCAAATTATAAAAGAAGAGTTGTTGATTCATTCCTTGCATCTAATGGTGGAAACAATCCTGTTGTTGACCCAATTCAATTTGGCACATATATTAATAATACGTTACCATCTGTTAATGGGGCAATTACTTTAGCTCAATCAAAGGCTGCGTATTCTCAAGCTTGGTTAGCGTTAGAAACTGAAGTAGGATTTTCAACAATTACTAATTTAAGATACACTGACCAAGGTTCATATATTACGGATTTCTTCATCGATAATAATATTGAATTCTCAGTTAATAATGTTGTGTTATGTTCACAACTTATTAAACAATACGCCACTCAAAAGTTAAATGTACCAACAATTAATAGTACACAATTTAAAACAAACCTTAACACTTATTTAGATGGGACTGATGCTTTACAAACACTTTTCTTGAATCAAGTATTAACGAGAGTAAGAGCCGATTTACCTAATCAACAAGAATTACCTGAAAGAAAAATACAGAGTGTGATTGATGGACAACAAAGTAAAGTTGAAAATTATGAAGTATTTAAGGCTTTAAATGATAAATGGATTTCTGGTGGTGATTTTACAAACAAGACATTATTTGAGGACTTCTTATTTTTAGATAGGGCGTCAAGAAATATTGGAGATGTTCTTCTTATTGATATATTTGATTTAAAAAATACTTTAAAATCTAGTTCCATTAATATGGAAATGAGTGTATTCACATTTCTTAGTGGAATATTAATTAAAAACAAATTTAATGTGATGCCATTACCTGCGTATGTTAACTTTTATAACGTACAAGATGCTGATGGAACCACAATATCACAAAGTGCTGAAGGGTCTTTACAGTTTGCTGATAATATGTGGGGAACGTTTTTGGATGTCGACTACAGAAAATCAGGACCAAAAATGATTTGTTTTTATGCTGGATTACCTTCAACTTATTTAGATTTACCAAAAGGAAATTCTCGTTATAGAAATGATGCGTTTGATTTAAGACGAGCATCGGAAAATCCATTAATTGAAAATCAAGTCGGTAAAAAAGATTGGGCGTTATCTAATAAATGTGTTGGGTTTAATGTTGATATTGGAACAAGAAATCAAAATGTGTTTTATTCGTTTAGTGTATCTATGGATAGTGGTAAGGCAACTTCAGAAACAATTCAAACACAATTAAACATGGTAAACCAAGCAAATGGTAAAAACGTTGCAACTCAGAATGTTGGTTTATATAACTTATACAAACAAAGAAGTTATAAATGTGATATAATTTGTTTAGGAAATGCGTTATTACAGCCTACAATGTATTTTAATCTTAGACACGTTCCAATGTTTAATGGTCCTTATTTAATTACTGAGGTTAATCACACAATAACTGCTGGTGAATTCCAAACTAGTTTTTCTGGTGTTAGACAAGGAATTTATGATTTACCGTCAATTGATAATTTCTTACAAAGTGTTAATCAAAATCTTTTAACTCAGATTGAAACTATAGTTCAAACTAATAAAGATAATATTACAGATAAACCAATCACCAACATTAATAAAACCGCACAATTAACTCAATTAGGTGATAATGTTGCTGCGGCAGCAAATACATGTACTAATAACTTAAATACAAATTATAGTACTTGGGGGGATTTTGTTGAATCTGTTACAATAGGTCTAACACCTACACAACTTGCCGATGCTATTAAAGCTAAAACAACTAACACTGAAATACAAACTAGTATCTACTTGTTATGTTATGTTCTAACATTTAATAAAGATAATTTTTATGGTTATAATAACAATTTTGCGTCAGTTGCTTTAAATACTTATTGGGGTGCTAGCACACAATACTTTATACAAAAACAATCATCATGTGTTAAACTTCCAAACTCATTGGGAGTTCCTACATCACAACCTATTGCCAACTTTGAAAGTCTTGATAAATTTTTAGATTTTATGATTACAAGATTAACACCAAATATTCGAAGAATATATTTTGGTGAAAATGGTAACGCTCCATTAGGATTGGCCAAATACTATGTATGTTATTGGAAACCACCAAGTGATGGAATTCCAAATATTACTGAAACTTATTATGATGAAAATTTTGATTCATTTGAAGTATTATATGATACTTTGGCTAAGGGCTATAAATCGGCAGCATCAGTTGGATTAGATTTTGAATCAGCAAGAATCGCCGCAAATAAACAATCCCAACAAATTGCAAATGGGGTTACAGGAGCTACCAATAATCTTAATACAACAAAACTTCCACCTCCAACATGTCTTCCACCGACAATTGTATCGTTCTCACCATTAACAGGTGTTACAAATACAATATTGAATATTACGGGAACTCGTTTAGAAAATGTAACTGCTGTGACAATAAATAACGTTACAACTACAACAGGAATAACTATTAATAGTAGTGTTAATATTGTTGTGTTGGTTCCATTTAGTAATACAACAGTACCACAAAATAATACAATTGTTGTTAGTGGACCATATGGTAGTAGTGCTAGTTCAACAACCTTTACTTATAATCCGTCACAAACAACTGCGGCACCACCAACAACAATTCCTGGTGCTCCACCTAATGTTAATAGTCAACCACAACAAACGGGACCAATTGTTTTGACAGGAAAAACAACAAGTAATCTTAATGGAAGTGATGAAACACTTACTGTTGGTATAAATCCTGCGGCGGGTAATTGGGAAATTCTTTCTGAATTTAACAGTTGGCAATATAAAATTGTCAAACGTGTTTTGGGACCAAATAATGTTATTGTTGATGAAGTATTAGACGAAGGAACTGTTGAGCAAGAATTCCGAGTAAATGTAAGTGCNAATAAACAAAGATTCTTCTTGAGTGATGTTGGTTTGATTGCNGCATTAAAGGCNAATACTGGTTTAACAGATAAACAAATTGCAAGTGCGTCAGTTATTTATAACAAATTTGAGTTTGTTGCTTCGTCACCTGACAAATTTGTTAAATGGAGAACAACTAGAAATCCTGACGATGTGATTGACGATGTATATCAATCATTTACAATGCTATTGAAGTTCCGTTAATTTATTAGCATAAACATATATTTATATAGAAAGATTATTATGGATATTAAATCAGCATTAGACAACTACCTTGGAAAATCTACAAGAATTTCTCAAGAAGATAACGGTGACGGAACTAAACAAGTTTGCGACTTAGACACAGGAGATTGTTATACTGTAAGGGAAAGAGACGGTCTTATTGAAAGAGCTGGACACCAAACAACTGCCAACAGAAGAGTTAGAGTTGAAACTGCTAACGGTGTTAAACAATTATTAAACGGTTAATAACATGAACATAGATAAGAAAATATTAAGTGAAATTAAAAGATACAATAGTATTAACAAATATGTAATGGAACAGGCGGCAGAACCCGCACCTGATGATTTGGGAGCTTTAACTCCTGATGCTGGTGGGACACCTCCACCACCACCTGCAGAAGCNGGAGTAGTTCCTCCACCACCTCCTGGCGGTGAAGTATCTGCACCTAATGCTGAACCAACACCAATTGATGTTGAAAATGACCCCGACGTTGAAAAAATTGATGACGATGGAGAATCTGAAGAAAAAGATAAAGACAAAAGTAATGAGAGTGAAGAACTTGATATTACTGACTTGGTTACCACTCAAAAAGATACTCAATCAAAACAAGACGAATACTTTGAAAATTTATTTGGACAGTTAGGTAAATTGGAATCAAGATTAGGTGAGATGGATGCAATTATGAATAAGTTAAATGCTCTTGAAAACAAAATTGAGAAATACAGAGAAAAAACTCCACAGGAAAAATTGGAGTTAAGAAGTTATGATTCATACCCATTCAACCAAAAGTTATCACAATTCTTCGATGATAAGTCAGAAGAGATGGAAAAGACGGGAAAAAATGATTATGTTTTAACACCTGATGACGTGACCGACATCAATGTTAATGATATCAAGAATTCTTTCCAAAACAAATCAAATGGATTTGAAGACGAGTTTAATTACAGATAATNAAACACAANNATAAAATGGAAGGTCACTCAAAAGGTGACCTTTTTTTATTTGACAAATNGATAAAACTAGACTATATTTGTAAAACAAATTAAACTTAATATATAAAAAACATGATGAGTTCATTAGACGCCGTATTGGCACAGTACGAAAAAGCACAACAAGGGGGCGGGGCCCAAAGCAAAATGTCGCAAGACGAAAGAATGAAAAAGTATTTCGCTTGTATCCTTCTNGACAAAGAGAAATCAGGACAACGTAGAGTACGTATCCTACCTACACCAGATGGTTCTTCACCATTNAAAGAAGCATGGTACCACGAAATTCAAGTTGGTGGTCAGTGGAACAAATTCTATGACCCAGGAAAAAATGACAACGAACGTTCACCTTTGAATGAGGTTTACGAAGAGTTAATGTCTACGGGTAAAGAGTCAGACAAAGAATTGGCAAAACAATACAAATCTCGTAAATTCTACATCGTTAAGGTTATTGACCGTGACCACGAAGAAGATGGTGTAAAATTTTGGAGATTTAAACACAACTATAAGAATGATGGTATCTTGGATAAAATCATTCCGATTTGGAGAAACAAAGGTGATATCACTGACCCTGAAAAAGGACGTGACCTTATTATCGAATTGTCTAAATCTAAAACACCTGCAGGTAAAGAGTACACAAGTATTTCTACAATCATGTATGATGACCCAGCTCCTGTTCATGAAGACAAAGCTCAAGCTAACGCTTGGATTAATGACGAGATGACTTGGTTGGATGTATATTCCAAAAAACCTGTTGATTATCTTGAAGCAATTGCTCGTGGAGAAACTCCAAAATGGGATAGTGATAAAGGTGGGTATGTTTACTTAAATGATGTTGAATCGACTACATCTATTGGTGGTAAATCTGCACCGATTGTTGACCCACAGGCTAACGACGAGGTAGACACTGAATTACCATTCTAATTAAACTGAGCTTGGGTACTTGTTTAAACATAGTGTCCAAGCTCTTTTCTTTTATAAAAAAATAACACATGGAAAATAGAATAGGAAAAAGAATGTTTGAATCTCTTGTATTGAAATACGAGAGTGAAGTTGCTGAAGCTGAGGCAACATTAATGGTTTATATGGAAAACGCAGTAGGGATTGGAGAACATCCACAACATTTTGAAGAAATGGATAACTTTGTTGAAAAACTAACAAACGCTTCAGATAAACTTATTGCTCTAAAAGAATTTTATTCAAGACATTATGGCAATTAAGAAGAACGATTTTAGTTCGGTAAAGAAAAAATTCTCTACTTCAGCTAAGTACAAACCACAAAGATTTTTTGATTTAGGTTCTGACTTCTTGGATGCGGTTGGACTACCAGGTCCGGCAATTGGACACTTAAATATGTTCTTGGGTCACTCAGATACAGGTAAAACAACTGCGTTGGTTAAAGCTGCCGTTGATGCTCAAAAGAAAGGTATCCTACCTGTATTCATTATTACAGAACAAAAATGGTCTTTTGAACACGCAAAACTTATGGGTTTTGAATGTGAAGAAGTTGTTGATGAAGAAACTGGTGAATCGGATTGGGATGGTTTTTACATCTTTAATAATGATTTTAATTATATTGAACAAATTACCGATTATATCAATAGTTTGTTAGATGCACAAGAAAAAGGTGAATTAGATTATAGTTTATTATTCTTGTGGGATTCAGTTGGTTCAGTACCTTGTAAAATGACATTTGATGGTAAAGGTGGTAAACAACACAACGCATCTGTATTGGCAGATAAGATTGGTATGGGTATCAACCAACGTATTTCAGGTTCACGTAAATCTGATTCAAAATACGAAAACACTTTGGTTATTGTTAATCAGCCTTGGGTTGAATTACCTGACAATCCATTTGGTCAACCAAAAATTAAAGCAAAAGGTGGAGAAGCAATTTGGTTGAACTCATCTTTGGTATTCTTATTTGGTAATCAAAAAGGTGCGGGAACAAACAAGATTACTGCAACGAAAGACAAAAGAAGTGTTAAGTTTGCAATCAGAACAAAAGTATCAGTAATGAAAAATCACATCAATGGTTTGGGTTATGAGGATGGAAAGATTATTGTGACACCACACGGATTCTTGGCAGGTAAAGAAGCGGCTGAAGAGAAAGTTTCGATTGAAAACTACAAGAAAGAATATGCAGAATATTGGAAAGATATTCTTGGGGTTAGTTCAATTGATTTTGAACTGAAAGAAGAAAAGGAAGATTGAGTTATTGTTTCACAATTTAAATCACAAATGTGATTAAGACATTATTAGTAGACGGAGATAATTTATTTAAGATAGGATTCCACGGAGCAAAAGACGTGTTTAACGACGGGGCTCATGTGGGCGGAGTATTTCACTTTGTGAGTGTACTCCGCAAATTCCTTGAAGAACACAACCATGATAAGGTTGTTGTGTTTTGGGATGGTGATTCTAATTCATCAATCAGAAAATCCATATACCCTCAGTATAAGGCGAACAGACGACAAGACGATATGAATGAGTACAAGTACGAATCGTATTTGTATCAGAAGTCTCGTATCAAACAATATCTTGAGGAGATATTTGTAAGACAGGTTGAAATGCATGACAATGAGGCAGATGACCTCATCGCTTATTATTGTAAGATATCTAAAGACGAAAAGATTATCATTTTTTCGGCAGATAAAGACCTCACACAGCTTATCTCGGCTGATGTGACAATCTATTCACCTATCACAAAACAATACTTTAAAAACGGAGATATGATATCACTTAACAAAGTGAACATACCTCATTACAATGTATTGTTGACAAAGATATTCACGGGGGATAAATCAGATAATATAGAAGGTATTCAAGGACTTGGAGAAAAAACATTAGTTAAGTTTTTCCCTCAGGTGCAGGAGAAACCCTGCACTATGGAAGAAATCTTGGATTATGCACGAAATATCCTGCAAGACAAACCTTCAAAAACATTCACAAATCTTTTGACTGGTAAAACAAAATCAACTATACTTGGTGAAGAGTTTTATACAACCAACAAAAAGATAGTCGACCTTACAAACCCTTTAATTACTGCCGATGGAAAAGAATTAGTTGAACAAATTTTAACAGACACTATAGACCCCACAGATAGGGGGTATAAAAACTTAATGAGAATGATGATGGAAGATGGTCTCTTTAAGTATCTACCCAAGAACGATGAAGCTTGGGTTAACTTCCTCACACCATTTATGAAATTAACAAGAAAAGAAAAAAGAAATACAAACAAAAATTAATTATGAAAGAGCAAGACAGCACCAAAATGGAATTCTTATTGACGTTGAACGATAACATCGTTGTTCAAAGATTCTTTAATGTTAGAGGGTATAACCCCAAGGCAAAAAACTCCTTGGAATTATATTACTTTATTCGACAATTTAAAGATGAGATTGAGTACTACTTGAAAATGAAAACAGTTGTTTATATGATGGACAACATGGATGCGATTTCAAGTGACCCGTCAATTATGGACACATCACTTACTGAAGGTAGTGAACAATTCAACATTTACATTAAAATTGGAGAACAGACAATTTGTCATAGATATTTTGATGGAAAAGTTTTTCCTCCAAAAGTTCGTTATACAGTTGATGTACGACCATTTTTAAAAAACACTTTAAGAGAATTAACTGACATTTTTTCCGAACAAAAATTAAGTTTGGAATATATGGACTTTGACCTAAACAAGTGAATATTTAATTAAACAGACGAACGAAACATTACAACATGAACAAGAATTTTGACTACTTAGGGAATACATTTCAAATACAACTATTAAACCAACTTATCGTGGATAAAGGATTTTCAACATCTATTATGGATGTAATTGAAAGTGCTTATTTTGATAACAAATACTTCAAGATTATCTTACAAATGACCAAGGAGTACCACGTTAAATACCAATCTACCCCTAACTTCGATACTCTTGAACAAATTGTAAAATCTGAAATTTCACAAGAATTAGTTGCAAAAATTGTCCTTGACACCATCAAGCAAGTAAAAGACGCTCCATTTGAAGGAACACAGTTCGTTCAAGAAAAAGCGTTAAAGTTCTGTAAACAACAAGAACTTCAAAAGGCAATGGACAAAGCCCAAAAAATTATTACCGAGGGTGACTTTGAATCTTATGATAAGGTTGAAGGTTTGGTACGTGAAGCTCTTCAGGTTGGGGAGAGAGAGACAGGTATGACTGACATCTTCGCTAACCTTGATACCGTACTTGATGAGGATTTCCGTCACCCAATTCCAATAGGAATACCAGGTATTGATAGATTACTTAAAGGAGGTTTGGCAAAAGGAGAAATTGGTGTCATCTTAGCCCCCACAGGTGTTGGTAAAACAACTGTCTTAACCAAAATTGCGAACACAGCGTTTAATCTTGGATACAATGTACTTCAAATATTTTTTGAGGACAACCCAAAGATTGTACAACGTAAACACTTCACACTTTGGACAGGTATTGAACCAGACAACTTGGTAAAACACAAAGAGGAAGTAATGGCTAAAATCACAGAAATCCAAGAAACAATGAAGAACGAGTTAATTTTACAAAAACTCCCTTCAGATACTATGACTATGAACCAAATCAAAAACCAAGTCAGAAAAATGATTGCTGACGGAACAAAGATTGATTTGATTCTTTTGGATTATATTGACTGTGTGGTACCTGAAAGTTCAAGTAAAGATGAATGGAAGGCTGAGGGTTCAGTGATGAGAGGTTTTGAGGCAATGTGTCACGAACTATCATTAGTTGGATGGACAGCGACTCAAGGGAATAGAAGTTCAATATCTTCTGATGTTGTTACTACAGACCAAATGGGTGGTTCCATCAAGAAGGCACAAGTTGGACACGTTATCATTTCCGTGGCTAAAAGTTTACAACAAAAAGAAATGAACTTAGCAACAATTGCAATTACCAAATCACGTATTGGTAAAGATGGGGTGGTGTTTGAGAACTGTAAGTTCAACAACGAACTACTTGAAATCGATACAGAGTCATCTGTAACGTTCTTAGGTTTTGAGGAACAACAAGAAGAAAGAAAACGTGACAGAGTTAAAGAACTCTTAGAAAAGAGAAAACAAAGAGAACAAGAACAAAAACAATAATATAAATTAAAATAAACAAGAATTATGGACGCATCACAAAAAATACTGTCAGATTTAACCGTTTACATGAAGTACGCTAAATTTGTACCAGAACTAAACAGACGAGAAACATGGGAAGAATTGGTAACCCGTAATATGGAAATGCATATTAAAAAATACCCATCTCTAAAAAATGAGATTAAAGAAGTATACAAAATGGTATATGATAAAAAGGTATTACCTTCAATGAGGTCAATGCAATTTGGTGGTAAACCAATTGAGATTTCTCCAAACAGAATCTACAACTGCGCTTACTTACCTATTGACCACTTGGATGCATTTGCCGAGTCAATGTTCCTATTATTAGGTGGTACAGGTGTTGGGTATTCAGTTCAAAAACATCATGTTGAAAAATTACCTGAGATTAGAAAACCAAAATCAAATAGGTCAAGACGATTCTTAATCGGAGACTCTATTGAGGGATGGGCAGACGCAATTAAAGTATTGTTCAAATCTTATTTTGGAGAACAGTTATCAACACCTGAATTTGATTTTTCTGACATCAGACCAAAAGGAGCTCAACTTGTGACATCAGGTGGTAAAGCACCAGGTCCTCAACCTTTGAAAGATTGTATACATAAATTAAAAGGTATGTTGGACTCAAAAGAAGACGGTGAAAAATTAACACCAATTGAAGTTCATGATATGGTTTGTCATATTGCGGACGCTGTGTTNGCTGGTGGTATCCGTAGAGCGGCGCTTATATCTTTATTTAGTGCTGANGACAACGAAATGATTTCTTGTAAATCAGGTTCTTGGTGGGAAAAAAATCCACAAAGAGGTAGAGCNAACAACTCAGCGGCACTTGTTAGACACAAGATTACAAAAGAATTCTTTATGGATTTATGGAAACGTGTTGAAGCGTCAGGAGCNGGTGAACCTGGTATCTATTTTACAAACGATAAAGATTGGGGAACAAACCCATGTTGCGAAATTGCATTGAGACCAAACCAATTCTGTAACTTATGTGAGGTAAATGTTTCTGACATTGAATCACAAGAAGACTTAAATGCTCGTGTTAAAGCAGCGGCGTTCATCGGAACACTTCAAGCGGGTTACACTGACTTCCATTACTTGAGAGACATTTGGAGAAGAACAACTGAGAAAGATGCGTTGATTGGTGTATCTATGACAGGTATTGGTTCAGGTGTAGTTTTAGGATATAATATGAAAGAAGCTGCGAAAGCGGTTAAAGAAGAAAATACAAGAGTTGCTGAATTGATTGGTATTAACAAATCGGCTCGTATGACAACTGTAAAACCTGCGGGAACAACTTCATTGACGTTGGGAACATCATCAGGTATTCACGCTTGGCACAACGACTACTACATCCGTAGAGTACGTGTTGGTAAGAATGAGGCAATCTACAATTACTTGGTGACAAATCACCCTGAATTAGTTGAAGATGAATTCTTCCGTCCACATGACACAGCGGTTATTTCGGTTCCACAAAAAGCACCTGAAGGAGCAATTTTGAGAACTGAAAGTCCTTTCCAATTGTTAGAACGTGTTAAGAAAATTACACAAGAGTGGGTTAGACCTGGTCACAGAACTGGTTCAAACAGTCACAACGTATCTGCAACTATCAGTTTAAAGGCTGAAGATTGGGAATTGGCAGGAGATTGGATGTGGGAAAATAGAGAT